GAACGGGAGCACAGGGGTGCCGTTCGCGTTTCCGAACTCATCGTACTGGAGTTCTTCCAGCAGGAACACGCCCTCAGTCTCATTAACCATGAACATCCGACGACGATTGCCGCGCTTGCACACGACGAACTCCTTGAACGAGAACGAGTTAGCCTTCGCGATGAGGCACTCTCCGCCATAGTAGAAGCCCCCGTTCGCGAGGTCGTTCGTATAGGGAACCTTGATGTAGAAGTAAGCCCAATCGTAAGGAGACGCCTGAACCACATAAGCCCCGGAGGGATACTTCTTCGTGACCGCAGTCGGGCCTCCGAAGTCATCCACGAACGAGATGTTCACGGTGTCACCGATGGCTAGGCCGTGACCCTCCTTGTTGATCTGGACGTTGATGAAGGCTCCGCTGGTATAGGTCGCGGTGCTGAACGTGGCGGACGACGGGGTTTCGACGTTGCTGTTCTCGGGGTAGGTGTCCACGGACTCCCACGCCTTGTTGATGAAGTTATACACCAGCGTGACGTTGTTCCGGGTGCTGGAGTCCAGCGGGACGGAGAGGTAGTAGCGGTTCTCCCAGTACGTCGCCACGGCGGAGCTCACGGCGTTGTAGTTGATGCGGGAGATGACGTCGTTGATCGGGGCGGACAGAGGCTCGGCAAGCGTAAGCAGGCGCATGCCTTCCGGGGTGTTCGCCATGCCGTTTCCTGCGCCGGCAGGGTTCAGCATGTACACGCCGTTATCGGACAGGAAGATGATGCCACCGCCAGCCTGCACGATAGACCCCTTGGCGATGCAGCCGATGTCGGTTGCAAGTGACTTGATGTACGAGTCGCTCTCTTGAGCCGGGTCACCGAGCGCATTAGCACCCACGCCGGCAGCGGCGTAGAAGATGCTGTTCCGCATGAAGATGACGAACTCGTTCAGCGTCCACGGGGTGATTGCGACGATGCTGTCGTTACTGCCGTCGTTGATCGTAAAGAGGTCTAGGGACGACCATGCGTTATCGCGGAGGTAATGGCTGACCTGAATGGTATTGCGGTCGATCTGGACGATATGCCGATTGCCGTAGTAGATGGCATGACGGCTGTTCGGGTAGTTCGTGTGCGAGTGAACAGCCGGGATATCGACGGTCGTATTGCCGTCCCAGCGCAGGGTGGACTTATTGAACCCGCGCAGGATATAAACATAGCCGATGCCGGTGGCCTGATAGAGCTGAACCTCGTCACCCGGTGCGATGAAGTTCGTGGCATTATAGGTGGCAGTCCCGGTGCTCGAGGCTCGGGATGCAGGGATGGAGTAGGTGAACGTATTCGTCGTGACGGCGGTAATCGTGACGACGCCCCCGTAGCCAGCGACGGAGGTATTGACGTACAACTGCGTTCCGTTCGTCAGGCCGTGAGCAGCCTTGGTGACAGTGACCGTGGCTCCCGTGCTGGAATAGGTAGCACCGTTCACCAAGCCGGGGAAGTTCACCTTGAGCGAGGTAGTCTCAGTGTCAGGGTTGAAAGTGTACAGTCCGTCCGCAACGCAGACGACGATGAGCTCGGTTCCGGTGGCGGTCGTGTACGCGCAAGCCCCGTAGATGGTCTGGCCGACGAGGGCGCCAGTCGTGAGGCGTTCAGCACCCTTGCGGACGGTGGCGATGCCACGATCCATGCGGATGTTCTGCGCCTTGGAGACGAAGTTCTTACCCAGATTGACAGGGTTGTCCCTGGAGTTCAAGCCGATGAACCCCTCGTCTCCATCGACTGCGTACTCCTTCGCCATTACTTACCCGTAATGGAGTGCCAGATGGCGAGGAGCTTCTCGGAGTAGCGCACGCCGACATAGACGCCGCCAAGGAACGAGATAGCGAGCAGGAGGATCGTAAGCATATTAGGCAGGGAGAGAGATTTTGAGCCGGGTGAGTTCGGCCTTGAGTTCAGCCTCGGTGGGCTTGTTGATGAGGGTCAGGGTTCCCCAGTACTTGCCGCCGTTGGGGAAGTTCTTAAATCCAAGACAGGTCTTGCCGTCCTTGACGAAGGCGTTCCAGCCGACAGCGATGTTGATAGGTTCAGTAGCCATAAATATCAGTAGTAATAGAAACTGCCATTACCATCCCAGAAGTAAGTGTAAGTGCCATCGGAGGTAATGTAGTTTCCGTAGCCGATGTAACTGCCTCCAGAGGTGTTATAACTTCCACCGCTTCCATCGTGGAAGTACTCGGATGTAGTGCCATTATCAAAATAACTTCCACTTCCAGACGGCACTTCGGTCTGGTTGTTGAAACTGACGATAGGTGTTCCGTAGGAGGAGTACGAGAAGTTCTGGTTCTCGGAATAATAACCACCGATGCCATCCGAATAGTAATTCACATCATAAGTACCGTTGGGGTAATCAGTGCCGTTGATGTTGATGTACGAGGTAATGCCAGTCGAGCCAGTGATATATGTTCCGCTTGATAGGTAGGAGTTTTCTCCAGAAGTGTAATAAGAACCAGACCCGTCGTGGTAATATGTAGTATAATAAGTACCTACGGAGTACATCGTTCCATTGATATCAGTGATAAGAGAGCCGCTTTCCGTTGTAATCGCTCCCCCCGCTGGTTTAAATGCGATGTTAAACGCATTAGGCCAATCAATAAAAAAGCCTCCAAACCCATCGGCGACTTTGTTTACATCCGCAACTTGGTTCGGGTAGGACGAGGAACTGATCGTGAGAGAACTGCCTCCTTCAGTCAGTGGGTATTCCTGAGCATACAAAGTCTCAAGGACAGTCCCGGCTTCAGGGAAAGAAATCGGCCCCGGAAGCGAAAAGATGGAAGCCCCGCCGGATCGCCCGACGGAGATATCCTTGTCCCCTGCGTATTGAAACCTAACCGACATCAGATGATGGCGTAGGCGATATGCAGCGTAGGAGAGCCAGAGGCAGACTTAGCCCGGACAGCACCCTTGTAAGAGTCGAGCGAGAGGGAAGCGCCGGCGGCCAGGATGAGGCCGGTGGAGCCGGAGCTGTCGAGGATGATCTCAGCGGCGATGCTCGCGTCCTTGTTCTGGATGATGAGCGAGACGCGCTTCTCAGGGGTGACGGAAGCCGCGAGGACTTCGGCGGCGGTCGTGCTGAGGGAGACGTCGGCGTGCGTGAAGCGCGGGACGAAGGGGGCGGTAATGGAGATGTTAGAGGACATTGGTGTTAATAAGTTCGGATCATGTTAATGCGGATGCTCTGCTTCTGCTGGCGGAAAATCTTGTCGATTTCCAGGTCGAGCATGGCCTGGGCTTCCTGCTCAGCGACCTGAGCCGCCTCAATCTGGAGCTCAGAGCGAAGCCAATCGGCGTACATCCCGCGAGAAACGAACGTCCCGAAGATGTACGGGACTTCCTTCTTAGCCCACTTAGCAGGGTGGGTGGCAGGGGACTGTCCAGCGGTCGTGGCTTCGAGGCACTCGTAGAAGTCGCCGTAATGAGGCTTGCCGGGAATGGGCATGGTCGTGCCGCTGCCGCTGCCGCTGTCGAAGTAAGCCTGTGCTCCCACTGAATAGGCAAGGCTGGAGTTCCAGACGTCACCGAACAGTTCAGGCTTCTTGACGCGGTACTCCCCCCAGACCGTCGAAGGGTCTGAGCCGAAGACCAGTTTTACCACGCTGCCATCGTTATAGATGCGGTAGGATAGGGGCTGGGCTTTCGGGGTCAAAAGGGGGTCTTGATCGTAGCAGTTCAGCACCTCGCCGGCGTCGGCGGGGATGGCAGCGGTTACGGTACCAGTGGTACCATTGACCGTGAGCTGAGCGACACGAACCAAGTCAGGCCAGTCCTGGGACTCCCATGCCATGCGCAGGCGCTGGTTGGCGAAGTCACGGAACTGGGCGAACGTCTCGTCGGAGATGTTATGCCTGTCCTGTCCAGCGAGCTGGATGCCTTCAAACAGGATGGTACTGAAGTTTACGGCTCTCAAGAGAGGTATCCGTCGGAGGTGAAAATTGCCCCGTTGACCACCGTCCGCTTGACGCGGTTTTTAACGGCGATCTCCGGGTTGTGCTTGATGAAGTCGTTCACGAACGTCTTGTCATCCCAGCACTCATAACCGAGGCGTTGACCCCAGTATTGAAAAG